TTATTTCCAATACACTAAAAACTATACCATAATTGCAATTATTAACCACGTTGTTTATAATACTAATTCCGCCGTAAATTCCGTATGTTGTACAATCATATGCAATATTACCAAATACTACATTGCCAACTGCTTGTAAACCAGAGGATGATGCAGAATACGAAATACACATCACGGCTGAGGAGCATCCATAAAATCCAATGGAACCCGAATTTCCAACTGTAGACTTTTCCCAAGAATCATAACCATTCCCAGTTACTCCATTTCCGCAATTGTGAATGTATATATTTCTATTGAAATTATAATAAGCACCCGCTACAAACGCCGATCCAGTAGAATTTTTTAGTTCAAAGTTTCGGAATATCAGAAAATGAGAACTTGCCCCTTTTGTAAAGCAGTTAGCTGCGGCGCTATTACCATTCACCACCGCTAAAGTACCGTCTTCCACCCAAGAACTATTTACCCCGACTATTTGTACTCTGGTATTATATGACCCAGCGGTATTCCAAGCAACAGCCGTACTCAATGTAAACTGGTAGGGAGGGTTTGCTGTGGTGTTTACCAGAATAGTATCACCCGCTGCGTATGCTGCGGCTGCGGCGGATAATGTCTGAAATGGATTCGCTGATGTTCCAGCATTCGTACCAGATGCATTTGATTGACAATACCAAGTCGTAGGCATTATTTCACCTCCATCGGAATCTGGTCTTCATCAGGTATTTCAGTTGTATCCATTTCCACGGCGCAACCTATGTGCCGCCCAGTTGTGATATCGTGGTATTTATCACCGTTGCGATGTCTGCAATTCTCATCACATTCAGGCAAACCCTTTTCTACTAATTCAGGATGCAAGTGACTGCAAAACTCTTTCTCAATCCATAGGCAGTCATCAACTATGTGCCCGCAAGCCGGATCAAGTTGCACGTTGAGCAGGTTGCACAACCTGAACGTGAGGTTTTGATATTCGGTGAACATCAAAGTAGGCACCGGCTGGCAAAAGTTGGAATCGTCGATAACGTCACCGTCGTTGAGTTCCATTGGCATAGGTGCATCGTCCGGGCCGAGAGATTCCACGCCGTCCGCGATACGGCAGGTCATGGCGGGAAGGGCGACGATCTGCGCTTGCAATAGCTGCGTTTGACCGCCTTTGCGGCCGCCAGAAAGTTGGGCCGGTTGCCGCAGGTTGCTGCATACCGGATTCATAATCAGGCCAAGAACACGTGAATAAACGGCCATAGTTACCTCACACTAAAGTTCGTAGCTCTCTTACTCGGAATTTGGCCACGGAGTTGTCTACCCAAGCCTCGAGTCCGTAGGTAGGCGTGGCGTTGACATCAGATTCGTTCATGGAACTTACCAGCATCCAAACCCCGGCCGTGGCATTTTTGTATCCCGTTATATGCCATTCCCCTGAGAAATTGAACCCGGTCATTTGGGCCGTCACTGTTATCATTACGTCGAAGCTGCTGTTCGTGGCCAAGGACACACTGCCTATTTCAACCGTGGCGTTTGTTGTGCCTGCAATGCTCCGAGTCAGGGAGGTTAAACCGGCAGGACCTTGGGGGCCAGTCTCGCCCTGAGGGCCAGTTGGGCCTTGTAAACCTGTGGCTCCTTGGATGCCGGGATCTCCCTGAGGACCTTGGGGGCCAGTCTCGCCCTGAGGGCCAGTTGGGCCTTGTAAACCTGTGGCTCCTTGGATGCCGGGATCTCCCTGAGGACCTTGGGGGCCAGTCTCGCCCTGGGCAGCGGCAGTGCGGAGCCAGTTTGCCCATACGGGGCTTATGAGTTGGTTCCCGGCAATCGGTGTCGACACAGGTGTGGGGGAGCGGTTCATGAGAAATTGCTCCCCTTGTGCGTGTACCATGAGTGGCTGATTACCCCGATGTCCATAGAGGCGTGATGGGGCACACCCGGCCATGAGATGCCCGGCAGCCGGTTCCGATTGTTGAGAAGTGGCCAGATAAACCCGTTGCCTGACTCGAATGCTGAGATGTGCCTCCGGAACATCCCCCATCGCCGGAACCAGTCCTGTCGATTGTTTGTCAACACAACGTCGATGTCGACGAAACTGTGATTCATCTGGGCGAAATATGGCTTTGTCTCCGGACACGGGATGTCGAGCGCGACCGGGAGTACGTCGGTGTCGAAATATGCCGTGTCAGGCCACTTCCCGGCGAGCCACACACGGGCCACGTCCGACATGGCGATAGGAGCAAACTCCTGCGACCGGGAGAAACTGAAGGGCGCCTTCTTAGCCGCTTGCCAAATAATGTTCGCGTCGGGGTGCATCACAATATCATTCTCCAATTCCTCAAGGCTCATCGTGGCAGGAAGGCCCGCAACAGAGCCTTTGTCACTGCACACATGATGCACATGGCCGCCAGCCACAGCAAGATCGTGCACGCGATGTATGCAATCGACGCGCATCGCGTCGAGCGGAAGATCCCCGAAATGAATCGTGACCACATTCACGACACCCCTCCGACCACAGGCACACATGGCGCTATTGAAACATGTATCAGGGTGTTCCATACTTGCCAGTCGTACGGTGAGCACTTCACGTCCCATGCCATTGGGTACGGAAGCCCGACTGCCCGGAGCATGTTCCTCGGCAAATCCGAGCAGATGATTTTCTTGGGATCATCCGGTACCGGCATGTCCCAGAACTTCAACAGTTCCAGCAGATCATACTTGACAAGATGCGCATGCGATTCAATCAGGAAGTCGTTACATGCCATCCGCTTGCCACCGTCAGCCGCGAGTGCCGGGTGGCGACCAACGAACGTAATATGCTCCATTGGCTTCAGGTGGTCATACTCCTGAAGGTTGTTCATCTGTATCGTCGGATACATCATTTCGCAAAAGTAAAGCAGCCCGGAACCCCGGTCGCAGACTACTGCGATATGCGTGGACAACATCTGGTTGAACACGTTTCCGAGGCCATTGATGGTCGTCCGCTCAACGCAGGCGAACCACGAGAGGTCGGTGATGCCGACGATGTCGCCGGGTTGGAGTTTGTCGGGATCAATGTATTTCATGCGACCGCCTGTTCCAGGACGACGTTCACCAGGCGAACCGCCCGGCTTTTTACCTGGTCGAACCAGCGTGAGTCGATCATCTCCATGGCCATGTGCTTCCAGTCCTGCACCTTGACGGCCATGAGCATGTGAGTGAAACCCGCAAGTTTCGTCTGCCCGAGATTGAATGCCATGTTCACAAGTACGGCGTGAATATCCGCAGGGACGAACACGCCGGCGGGGATCAGATTCTGAACGCCGGCAACCGCGATCTCGAGATCCCGGTTGAACAATTCATAGCACCGGATGTAGTCGATGGTATCACCGAGCTTCAGGTTGTCCGAAGGCAACACTCTGTGTCCGATCCCGACCGTGAGGTTGCACTCGGCATCGAGGTAAACCTTCAGGCACTGCCCTTCGTCTTGGACGAGTTGTTCGCGAACGTCTATCATGCTGGTTCTACCTCGAGTTCGGCATATGCTGCGATGTATACGTGACGTACGGCGGCCACTGAAGCCACGCGGAATGTCCAGTCGCGGGATTTGCCCATGCCAAACGCCCACTGTACCCTCTGCTTCAATTTTCCTGTCTTGCCCATTGACGCCCAGTGTTCTTTGCTCCAGGTATTCCCGCCATCCTTCGACCAACTCAAGGACATTTGGGGATTGTCATTGAGTTCATTCGAATCCCCCATTGAAGTGGTGGTACTGGTTGTCGTTGTTGTCGAAGTACCAATGGTTCCATTACCCAAGCCGACGCCTTTCTGGATATCGAGTTCAAATCCATAACAAAAGATATCTTTCTGATCCTTGTGGGTATGCGAGAATGTCCGGATGCGATGGATGGGATCGCCGTTGTCGGTGAACGTGTCCAGGTCAAATTTGTAGATATTTGCGTTCCGGCGGTCGAAAGCATAGACGTCGGCGCCGAAACTCCCGGCAAACAACGCGAGATGCATCTCAAGCTGCCCGGCATCGGTATTCCACCAGCCCCGGCGATGCCACATGCCGGTGGTTATATCGTAAACTGTTGTGCGATTGTCCGTCGGGAAATTCAGGACATAGAAAAAATGTCCCTCGGACTGGTAGGCATAGGCGACGGCATTCTCCGTCTTCGTCAACTGTCCGATTTGATATTCCTCGGCATGCGTTGACACCCGAGTGGGCTGATAGGAGTTTGCCATCCATACGACGTTGCCGCCCGCCGGATTACTGCCGAGCCAGAGCACATCGTTACCGTTGGTGATGATAGATGAGGGAGCCTCACAGCCAACGTTGATGACCATCTCCTGCGCACGAGCGAAAGGTGGGGCTCCGATGCCATTGTTGCCCGTCGAATACCAGATTTCGGTAGTGCGCTTGCCAAACACGAACAAATACGTTGCCGTCGACACAATGCCCACGACGGGATCCGAGTCCGTCTCCTTGGGAGTGATATTTCCGAACGGCCACGAGAATACATTGGGCGTACCGCTTGACAGATCGGAAGCGTATACAAAGTTGGTATTGGTTGCGTGGGTGACGAAGAATCCGTCCCGATATGCCACGGTGCCCGGGTTCTTCGGGAACACTGCATCGGTAATGGGCGACAGGGTGTTGGTTGTCAGATCGAACCCGTAGCCGTGTGTGGCATCGGTGATGAGCATCTGAAACGGCGACGCGGCCATGTATACATAGCCCTGCGTCGTGGACAGACTGCCGCGAATAACAGTCAGGCCGGAGGGATACACTTCGTAAAGCGTCGCGAAGTATACCACAAATACCCGGCCTTGTCCAGTGATATACGTTCCCCGAGGCGGCGTCTGAATGGGCTGCCCGTTGGAGTCGGTCACCACGGTGAACAACCGCAAGCCGGGCGTGCCGATGAATGCTGCCACGTTCTTGGAATCCGGGTTCTGGTTCTCAGGGTATAGGTTGATCGTCTCTTGCGCGTCGACTGATCTTGAACGCGCAGCGTAACTGCCACCAACAAATGGAATTTTGACTCTCATTATCCCACCAGTATGTTGGGGAAACCGATTGCCCGACCGGTCAGGGTCGGATCGATAGTTGCGACCACCGGCTCTTTCATGTTGACGCGCTTCACATTCGCCATGTACTTTCGAGCCAAAGCCTCTACCCGTGCCATCACGGCGATCGGGGAATTGTGCCCAAGGGTCGGCAGCAACTCGGCGAGCCCATAGACCAGGGTCATGTAGTACCCCGGAGGGAATGCCACCGTGTCTGTCAGTTGTTTAAACTGATTGAACGCAAACCAGCGCGTCAGGAACAGCTTCAGCGGGATCGTGGGTGCCGGGAAGAACGTCAGAGCACCCAACGGGTAGCTGGTGACATACATTGCCAGATATGGGTACGTAGAATTCACGGTCTTGAGCATGATGCTCTGGTACATGTCATTGGTGACCAGGGTGATCGGATAGTCGACCAGGTTGTTCGGCTGACTCGAGTCGCGAATGAACATGGAGTCGATCTCCGTCGGTCGCACCCCGTTGAAGTCGGCCGCTGGATCGGCGCCGATGCTATATGTTGCCTTGTTGGCAACCATGTCGTACTGATCGGTGACGAGTTGATAACAGGCAAATCGTTGGTTCGCCCAGTCGTCGACCATGCCATTGAGCAACTGGAACGCGGCATTGGCCTCTTCAGCCGGCAAATCGTCGTCGACGGCATACGCATTGATTGCCCGTTCGGCGGCCATTATGATGTCAAGCACTTTCATATCAAAACTCCCGGACGCTGTTCAATGAGTGAGATGTCGACCTTGGGTGTGCCGGTCAACAAAAGCGGAACCTCGGCGGGCCCGGCCTTACCGTCGCCGTAGTACAGTGATCCCTCGAACTTGCCGAAAGTGCCGCAGTCCTTGACGTAACCGTTCGGCACCGAATTGAGATTCTCCATGTCCTTTTCAAGCTTCTGCGCCGGCGTCTCCTGAGACATGAGATAGGCATGATAATTGCCTGCCCACTCTTTGGGACCGGTATGGGTCAGGTTGAGATTCGGCTCGAGCCAAATGTTGATACCGTTGTCCCGGCAAACCCGGCAGAAGAAAGTATCCTCGCCCCAGAATACCGTGCCTTCGTCGAACAGATAGCCCATCTGGAAGTACTTCCACTCAGAACAGGCATCTGCCATTCGGCCTTTGAAAATTTTCTCGGCTGTCTGGAGCCGGTTGAACACGGTGCGGTTGATGCGCAGAAGCCCGGTCGGCACCATGCGGGCGACGATGAGTTTGGTCTCGGTGTTGAATGCTGCCTGTAGGCGCCCGTTGGTCTGCACGGTCACCGGGTATCTGACGTCTTCGGATTTGAAAGGATAAGCCCCGCCGACGACCTGCACATCGTGCTGCATCAGTTTGACCAGGGCATCCTGCTCAAAACCGACATCAGCGTCGACAAAGATCATGTCCATGCACGGGGAGCGCATGAATGTGTCGACCAGGGCGTTCCGGGCTTCAGAAATGAAGCAGGAGCCCAGATGCTGGGCATAGTCCACCTCGTAGCCGGCACGACCCAAGGCCGCTATGCCGGCTATCAAGGATTTGACTGTGGAGCCCTCAATCTTGCCGTCTTTCGACGCGAGGGCGATGAAAACTCTCTTATTGCTGGGCAATTCAGCCTCCCGTGAAAAAGGTCACCGGGTTTCGTCGCCGTCTGCCGAAGCCGGCTGCGCGTACTCCCCGGGACGCTTTAGGCAGTGAGGCCGACTCCCGACGCTGCGCCGAGTGCGACGATGATCGCGTTGACCGCGGTCGCCAGTTCGCTCACGCCTCCGCCGGCGGTGATGGCCGTAATGGCCGCTGCCTGCGAAACGGGAGTGCTCGTCGGGTAGAATGCAATCTTCGAATCGGCGAACAGCCCGCCATCGGGAGTCTGGTTGCCGATATTCTCGATCAGCGACTGGGAAGTCGTGGTCGAAACGGTTGAACCTGTGATGTAAGCCATGATCAGATATCCTTTTTCGTTGGTGAAGGGGTGCCGGTTCGCCCGGCACCCCGGTTCAGTTCAGAGACAAGTTGCCGTCATCCTTATGACAGAGCAACGTAGAGACGAGTCGCCCAATCGGGACGAGGCATCGCCTTGCCGTACAGGGAGTCGAACCGGCTCAACTGACGGCCGTTCGTGATGTCCCCGTTGCGCCAGTAACGAAGGCTCATGCCGTCGTAGCTGGAACGCTCCATCTTGCCTTGGTTCGGCCACACCGGGAGCTTGACGGATGCCAAGGCCGCTGCGGTCTCGTGGAGGCATATGATCTGGCTGTACGCGGTGCTTGCGACACCGATGAACGTTGCCAGAGCAGTGGACGCGGGCATCGAAAGCACGTTCTGAAGTCCGAGCGATGCCGAAGTGTAGATTGCGCCACCGTTGATGAACACGTTGACGTTGACTCCGCCCGCTGAGAGCGTGTAAGTCTGCGTCGATGCCACGTAGCCCTGAGCTCCATCGGTCCCAGGCTGGACTACAAACTGAGCGAGTGCGCCGGTCGACTTCTTGGTTTCAGGGTTGACACCGTAAACAGGATTCGACACCGTAGTCCCGAGGGTGAACACGTCGCCGACGGCTACGGTCTGGTTGGACGCGTTCTTCAGGTTGATGTACGTCTGGCCTTCGGCGGTAATCGTGGCGCCACAAGTCGTGCCCGAACCGGCAACACGCGTTCCACAGGTGTGGATCGGCATGTTCTGATCGGTATACCAGCTCATCCCGTGCATGTCGGACACCCGGCCCTCCTTGAAGACCTTGCTGATGTTCGGCTGCGGATTGTAGATCGTCACGAGGTTGGAAGCGAGGAACGGCTCGGCCGCCGAACCCATGACAGCACTGAGCTTGTCATCGATCGGCATGTTGGCATCGATGAGCTTCTGCTTCGCCTGGAGGATCGTCTTCACCTGCGTCGCGGCCGACGTGGTATCGAGCAACACGGCGTTGCTGATCAGGTTGTACATGGACGCGAGGTCGCGATCCATCTCGGCAGCGATACCCAGGCCCATCGGCATGGCATAACGCTTCTCGTAGTCCGAGACATTGAGGGCTTCCTCGCTGTCGTAGAACTCCGAGTCAATACCGATCTCGGTACCGACGGTCAGCGCCGTGCTCTGTTCCGTGTGGGCCTGCACCTGCATGGCGGTTCCGGAACGGATCGTGTACTTGTTCGGCAGACGAATCTGAATCGTCTTACCGATCTTCCCGGCCATCGACTTGGTGTCGTTGGCGAACTCTTCGCCGTAAGACTTGTCGACGGCTTTTGCGAACTTGATGTTCGTGTGAGCCACCATCAACGGGATACGGGTGATCTCGTTGGGCTGCAGTAGTGAATTAGCCATGATCAAACTCCTGAAAGGTTATGCGGGTATGTACCCGTGCGACTTCTTCCATCGCAGCGCGTACTCCTCGTCGGTTTCGATTGATTTGTCCTCGGTTTTGCCCGGAGACGTTTCGGTCACGGGAGCCGGAGCCCGGGACACTCGCGTGCCTTCGGTTTTCTTCGCCGGTTCCTTGGACTCATACTCGATGCGTGCCGAGATTCTTCCCAACTCGTGAACCATCTGCTTCGGGGTGAGAACGTTGATGCGTTCGCACTCCTCGTCGTGGGTCGCGAGCCAGTATGCAACTGCGGCGGGGTTGTCCTCGTCGCGGACGTAGTGAAAGAGGGCTTCCGACACTTCCATGTCGTTGACCACCTTGTCATAGTCCGGGTGGACTTTCTTCTCCTCGGCGATGTGCTTGTCGATCTCCGTGTTGCGACGTTCCACCAGGGCGGCTTGCCGTCCCGATTCCTTCGCCTCGTTGATCTTGTTCTCAGTCCATCCCGCCATCGCATCATCGTAATCGTCCGGATTTGCGTAATCCGCTCTCTTAGGACGGTCTGTCGGAGCCGGTGTCGCCTGGTGCGGAGCCTGTCCGCCGGCTGCGAGTCGGGAATTTTCTTCCCGGAGCAGTTTCGCTTCGGCACGAGCTTCCGCCCGCTCACGAAGCAGTTTCTGATACTGACGGGTCGCCTTGTTGGGCTTCTCATCGGTACCGGGCTCTTCCTTGGACTCGGTGACCTTCGTGTCGCCTTCGGCCTTTTCAGATGCAACAGTTTCAGCGGCTTTCGCTTCCGGCTTCTGTTCGGGCTCTTTCGCAGTATCCGTCGAAGCTTTCGTCTCGGTCGCAGTCGACTGCTTGGGATCGGGGCCTCCGACTACCACAGTCTCCATCTTGTCCATGTCTGCTCTGTCCATAAGATCTCCTATCACACGCCGGGTTGCGGGGCGGGTGCCGCTTGTTCAGGGGAACCCGCCGACTGGACGGGTGCAGTATCTTCAGCCGGTTGCCCGGCTTGAGCTATCGCGAAATTCTCGTGCGCCATGCCGAGCTCGTGTGCATTGTCCATGGCGGCCTTGTGCAGTTCGGTCTGCGCCTTGATGAGCACGGTCTTGATCTTCAGATCGCGCTCTTGAGACTTGTCCTTGATCGCGGCCACCAGCTGCTGGATCAGTTGATCCTTCTGAACGCTGATGCCGTGAGCCTGCTGAAGAGTCTGCTCCAGCTTCTGGATGAGCTGCTGAACGGCGACCGGGATCTCGTTCATGTTCGGCTGCTGTTGCAGTTTGTCCGGGAGCAACATCTTGCACCGGTCGACCACGTTGCTGTCGGCGCCGATGGCCTCGGCTACCAGGTCAATCATGCTGGGGCCGATCTCGGGCAGATGCTCGATCATGGCCATGAGCAGGTCGGCAGTCTTCTCCCTCTTCGTGCTGTAGCTGGGCCCGGTATCGGCGATGACGTCGAACTTGAGACGCGTGAGGTCGTGCTTGTGAGTCTCGCCGTACTGATCCTTGTAGTCCTGGTTGATCTTGACGGTCTGCTCTTCCATCGTCTTGCCGAGGATCTTGATCGTCCGGGCCGTGTCGTAAATCTCGGGAATCATCGAGCAGATGATCTTCCACCCGTGCATCATCGCCTTGCGCAGGTTGTCGGAGAAATGGTAATTGAGGAGTTCGCCTTCGCGCTGGTTGGCTTGAATGGCTTTGCCCGACCGTTCGTTCTTCGAGCGCCCCATGTTGACATCGGGTAATCCGATGATCGTCTTCAGGTCTTCGTCGGCAGCCCGCATCTCCTCGATGAGAGCGACGTTGACCGGCTGCGGCGGAACCCGTTGAGGAGGAGGCAATGCCTGCCCGTCAACCGAGACCGGGTTATAATGGAGGATGACGATGTTGGCTTGGTTCGCCATCTTGTACTCATGCTGGAATCCTTCGTCCTGTCCGACAGCGGCCATCCACTGGGCCTTCGGGGCCAGGGCAACATACTCGGCAAAGCTTGACTTTGTATAATTCAACATTTTCTGAGCATCCTTCGCTTCGTGGGCGACAGGATAGAAGAAGCGCTTGCCGTCGTAGACGACCTCTTTACCGATGACCGGGACGATGGGGATAAACTCACCGGGGATGACACCACGGTCGAGAATCTTGTGCATCACCATCAGGTACCATTCGATCTTGGTATGGCTGCATGGACGCTTATTGACGATCTTGATACCGCTACGGTCTTTGGGCAATTCGCTCTGGAACACCTTCTGCCCGTCCTCGAGCAGACAAAGATGATCACGTGTCTTGACTTTGCGGACGTAATATGCTCTGCGTACCGTCTTCTCTTTGACCCACGGAGTGGCAATGGTGGATGTCCAGTCGCCGATGTCGGAGCGGATGTACTTCTCGTCCTCTCGCTTGTATTCTTCCTTGTCAATGTCCTCGATGATGAAGCAATAGTTGCAGTCTGCGAAGTCGATACGTGTCGATTGGTGAATCGGGAATATGACCTTCCGGGAATCAAGGATGCGGTCGAGGAATATCTCCTGGTCGAACGTCTCGTCGTCACAATACCGGGTCTTGACCCAGTAATACCCGAGCCCGGTGAACGCGGCCATGTCCATGCCGGTGTCGTACGCGGTCGCCGAGTCGCCGGAGTTCGTGATGTCTCTGGCGAGGCCTTCTGCTATGTCAACGTCCTTCGGGTCAACCCCGTCGTTCTTGGACTTCAGGTTGAGACCGGGACGGTTCATCCGCTGATCGTTGCAGATGCGGTTGGTGTACGCCATGCACTTGTTATAGGTCATCACAGGGCGAGGGCCGCCCTCATTCTTCTTCCGGGTGTCTTCGAGGATCGGTTCCCACTGCTTTCCACCGAGGAAGAAACGCTGGTTCTCCTCGATCTCCTGCAGGATGTATCCATTTGACGACTCGCAATCCTCACACCGAGTCCGGGCCTCGGAGAGAATCTTGTCGTCCTCGGCCGTGGTCGTCTTCGCCGCGTTGTTGATCTCATTCTGGAGATCGTTCTCGATGGGCGCCGGCGGATTGACCTTGGGCGTGGTGGATACTGATTCAACTGTCTGGTTTTCGTATGGCATATTAGTTCATCCAAGCATCGCCGAAACCGTTCATAATGTTGACCGGCACCGTGGTGACGCGTTGTCCGGGTTTGCGCATCGTAATAGGGTCTTTGTATTCCCATTTATCAAGGATAGCATAGGCAATACGGAGGCAATCAGAAGCATCTTTAAACTTCTCATCCTCCTTCTCCGTTCCCTCAACAAGACGGTGATTCGCCAGGCTCTGAATCGTATTTCGACACCACGGAGCCACGAAGAGACTCGGCTCATTGTATACACTTCTTTCACTGAGTGCATTCCACTTCAGGTCGTTGATGATGACGCTACGCTGCGCGTCGAGGATCTTTACCCGCGGGAGACTGAAGTCGAGCCCGCCGTTCTCAGGCCGGTGGAACAGGTTGACGATGCCCTCGGTCGACCCTGACCAAGACCAGGCGCCGGCGCCCGACGCATAACGCGGATCAATTCCTCGACGCATAACCTTGATCCCGTGATCGCTGGTGCCGTCGTAGTGGAAGATCTCTTTCGCGATGTCGGAGAGCGAACCGGTGTACTGGGTGGTGTGGCGCACATCATGGTAGTATGCGTTGAATGTTTCAAAGGTCGGCCATTCGTTGTATACAAACTTGTAATAATCCTCGGGCCAGTTGTGCCGATCGTTCTTCGGGATCACAGCGATCCAGAGGCAGAACGGATAATAGTGGCTGTGAGGATCCATCACCATTACACAGTTCGCCTTGTCACGAATCAAATCCCAGTCGAAGGTGCGCAGGTGACCGGCGGGATCATTCTTGTTTGTAAAGGTAGGCCATATCTTCTTGCCGACGTTGACTAAAGCGCCGTGCCAAATGTGCTCATACTCAGGATCGTTCTCGGCCTTGGCCCGAGCAATCATGTTGCGGGTGACGTCGCTGATCCATTCAGCGGGGACGTCTTCGAAGTTGACATGGTCAATGATGGCGTCTTCGGGAGGGTTGACCACAAAGCGCTGATTCACGAAATCGTCTTCATAGAAGTCATTCCAGTCAAGCCATATCTCGGAGCCCGCTTTACGAATCGTAGGCTCGAAGACGTCAAAGCTCTTCTTTGTCAAGTACTGGGCTTCGATACCCACGGCGACGTCGATGCCTTCCATCGACTTGATGGTCGCGGCCGTGAGGTCGCGCAGGCCGATGAATATGAAAGACGAGCCGTTGTTGCAAACGATCTCGTCACGGGTGATCACGAAATAGTCGGAGTAGCCCAGGCGCTTGATGGTGTCAGAGAGGAGCAAAAGAATTGAATCTTTTATTGACTTTTGGATTTCCCGGAAGCACACGAACCGGGTCGGCATTCGGACAGCACGCTCGATGGCGTACGCCGAAATCTGCCAGTCTTTTCCGCCCGAACGGCCACCGTGCAAACACCGGAAACGCCATGGCTTGCTCTGGTCGGTCAAGACCCGGGCATGCTTCGGGGGCATGGAGAGCGGCAGGAACTGTCCGTCAACCAGCGGCATTATCGGCCTCCGGTCGTGGTATCGGTGCACACGGGAACTATTTGAACCTGGAGCGTGGAAGGCGCGACCGGCAAACCGGACACCGAGAGCTTCTGCCCCTCTTCCTGGGCGTTGAGCTCGCGCTCATTTTCCATCAGGAACCGGGCTGAAGATGCAACCACGGATTCCCGTTTGCCGTGTTTGATCAAACTCACGAGAGCCGCCTTGGCGAGCGCCACTTCTCCACGTTTGAAGTGGAGCGCGGCTATCCGTCGCATCAGTCTATCGTTGATTCGCTCTGACACGTGGCTCCCATTCCCTCATTTTGGTGGATACACGAAAAGGCCGCATTGCGGCCACATTACTAATATACTACTGAATTCGGTAACTTTCAAGCTAAATCGGTAATATTTACCATTCCTGCATATTACTGCGCCTTTCTTCCCCCTTCTGTATTTTTCCCCTTGCTTTTCTGTTGTCGGTGATGTATGCTCAGTACATGGGACGACGAAACCCCTTTCGATTACAATTCTGATTAATGCCCGCAAGGGCCACTGACTCGCTCTGTCTGCACCATCTACTTCGTCGTTCCTGGTGCAGCGGAGCCGGGTCGGTGTTTTTGGAGTGGCCACATGAAAGCTCCGTATTTTCCGTTCTTCGTTAAGGATTGGCTTTGTTCTAACCGTGTGCTTTCAATGTCTGGTGATGCAATTAAGGCATACGTCTATCTTCTTTGCGCCTCATGGTTACAGGAACCTCGTGCAACCCTTCCTAAAGATCGCGTTTCACTCGCGATGTTGTCGCGATTATCTATTGAAAAATGGGACACTGTTTCTGGTGAGGTTTTGCAGCACTACAAAGATGGAAAATGCGATGAACATTTAGGGCGTTTATATAACGATACGCTATTAGAAGTATCTCGTAAGTGGGAGAATAATCAAAGACCTAAGAATAAAAACGCGAAACGATCACGAATTAAACACCAAGTGAACGCCGCGCTTGATAATGATAATGCAATTGATAATGATACTGAAAATGCAGTTGGAAAAGATAGTAAATACTGGCTTATTGGTATGCCTTGGGTTGTTTCTGGTGAGATCAGCACCAGAACAAAGCCAGAGGTTTACATAGAAACGGTCAAAGCATGGCTTAAGGCTGCACCCGAAGAGTATTGGACTGAATTGAATGAAAAGTACGAATTGGTAGATGCAGTCGAAGAGGCAAAAAAGGCACTGGAATGGTTGATTGACCGGCCAAAACAACGCCGTTCTTCGGTCAACCTGTTTCTCAAGGGCTGGCTCAGGAGGTCAGAGTGAACGACTACAACCCAAGTGACCTTTACGACTTCCTTACCTATGCCGGACTGCTTTACAAGGCAGGGCGCGATGAGTGCCAGCTTGATAGGTGCCCTTTCTGTGAACAGGATCGTACTAAGAAGTCGGACCATTTTAGCTTTGCCATTGAAACCGGGCAATATCATTGCATCAAGTGTGATGCCAAAGGCAACCTAATCACTTTCAAGCGTGAGCTTGGGTACGAACCGTTCAAACTCAAGGTCTACACAAGGCCGGTTCAAGATGTTGTCAAGAAATATGCGGAACAGCCGGAAAGCTACTACGAAGCATACCAAAAGACGCGAGGTATCCCGGTTGAGGTTTTGAAAAAGTATGGCGTTGGAAAGATCAACCATCCCATGCTTGGGTCGTGCCGGACATACCAGTACGTCGATACTGATTTTTCAATAGTCAACGTGAAGTATGTCAACAAAGACAAGAAGATGCTTCAGGAGAAAAACGCGAAACAAATTTACTACGGTATTCAGCATATTGATTTCACAAAGGAGTATTTGCATGTTGTCGAAGGAGAAGACGATTGTCACGCGATGGTTGCCCTTGGGTTTGATAATGTCGTGTCTGTTCCTGGTGGTGCTGGTTTCTATTCGGAAGAGATGGGACAAATCAATTCAAAATTCAGAACTATTCATCTGATTTTCGACAACGACGAAGCTGGACAAAAAGGTGCGCAGAAATTCGCCAACAAGGCAGGGGTGTGGAAATGCCGCAACGCTTTGGTTCCGTTCAAAGATGTGCGGGATTGCCTTTTGAATGGAGTCGATTACTTTGCAATTCAAACGTGCATCGAGAAGGCTACTGCTTTCCAGTATGATCCAATGGCAACCGAACGCCCGGCAGTTGATATTGCAACGAGGTTGGAACGATACGAGGCAGACGCGGCGATTAATCAAGCCGGAGTTAAATTTGATCTTGCCGTTATCGACGATGTTGTAAGCGGCCTTCGCGGTGGCGAGGTCATGGTTATCATTTCTAATCCAGGTTGCTTTAAAACAACCACGCTTATGAATCTGCTTTACCGTGGAACGATAAGCAGGCCGGAAGGTATCGGGGTTTTCTTCTCTCTGGAAATGCAGATAGAGGCAGAGGTAGAGCGCGAGATACGGATGATGATGCAACCAGAAGAGCCGTGGACAATTCGCAGACACGCCATTGATAAGAGTGAATATTGGAAAAAGCTAAAGAGAGACGTCGCCGAATCGCAGGCCAATAGAATATTTGTTTCCGACGAAAACAGTTTAACCGTTGCCAAAATGATGAATGTCATTAAAAACACAGAGGAATGTACCGGGCAAAAGGTGACGCTGATAGGAATTGACTACCTTGACTTTGTAGAGGCCAAGAGCAACAAAGAATATGAGGCGGTCAAAGAAGTAATGATTCAGATTAAGCGCACAATGGCAAAGACTTTGAATGTTCCGGTAATTGTATTGGCTCAAACGAGCCGCGAAAACAAAGATTCCGAGGAAGAGGTAGGGGCACGATCGGGCAAGGGCGGAACGCCGATCGAGGCCACTTCTGATTTTTTAATAGGACTATGGCGCGACAAAGATAGGATCATAGGGAGGTTTTCAAAGCATCGACGAACCGAGTACCGTGTTGAATATCCGTACTTCACAATCAACCTTGATAAGAAAAACTACTTCGTTGTCGATGTTGTAGCATGTGAAAAGCCGGTCAAGAAGAGAAATAAAAAATTTGAGGATGAAAAATGAAAGAGCTACACCCCGAAGAAGAAAAAGAATATCAGAAATGGAAAGACGTGATGTGCAGAGAATGCGGATCGTGGCATAGGCCGGGAGATCGGTGCCGGTCGTGCTATCCAGATCAAGAGGAAAACGGCGAAGAAAATGAATAACATGGAGGCTTTTATATGCTGGATCAAGTGCAACCTGTTGACCAAGATCGTGACACTCGCCAAGCTGATCCTCCGCAGGATTACGGGCGCAAGCCAAAGATGGTGACGGCATATCGCGGGCAGGGCGGGCTTGTTCACATTGGCGAGATACTACACGAGATGCTTATTAAGGAGGCCCTATGCAATCCAAGATAGACGCGATAGCGCGGGAGATGCTCGACTGCCTGATGGAACACTACGAGGGTAACGAGACCGCGCTCGACCACACCCGGCGCGATGTGCTCACACAGCACGGCGAGATAACCGTAGACCTGGCACAGTTGAAGCACCTAGCCGCGTTCGTACTCTCGATGATCGAACAGGCAAAGAAAGAGACGCGGCAAGAAGCGAGAGACCACATGGCAGAGAGAGGGCTATGATATGAGCACACCCCTCCGCCGCCCCATCGAGTTTCGCCGCGACCTGCTGCACTACGCCGACGAGCAGTGTACCGAGGGCTATCTGCCGGTCATGCCGCGCAGCAACCCGATCACCTACGCGATAATGGCCGAGCATTTCCACACCACGATAGACCAGGTAAAATACTGGCACCGTGCGGCGATAAAGAAGCCGCGGTGGATGGCGAGGGCTACGGCGCTGGCGGAGTGGCGGGAAACGGGTGACAGAAAATAATTGCAAATAGTTCTTGCACTTCCCATAAAAGTATGGTATATTTAATTCTGTTGATAAACAATTCTTCTACTACTCACAATGTTTCAAGGAGGTTTCTGATGGCTGCAAAGAAAAAGGCTCAGTATGTTAAGGCTCAGTATGTTATTGTGCGCACCTACAGCGCCGGAGCCCATGCTGGCACGCTGGTTTCGCGCAAAGGCAAAGAGGTTGAGCTTTCCGATTCTCGCCGCCTCTGGTATTGGGATGGCGCTGCGTCGTTGTCCGAAATGGCAATCCGTGGCGTGTCAAAACCGCAGAATTGCAAATTTCCCGGCGCGGTTGCATCGATCACGCTGACCGAGGCCATCGAGATCATTCCCTGCACCGCTGATGCAAAAAATAGCATCGAGTCGGTGCCCGAGTGGAAGGCATAGAGCATTGCTAAGGGGCTAGGATTGTGTCTAGCCCCTTATTTTGACGGCTCCGGCTGCGGAGATTCAACGGGTAGGGGGTAGGCGATGGCAACTGTCAACGATTCTAAAGGCTCCGGCTCGGGCTACGGCTACGGCGAAGGCTCGGGCTACGGCGAAGGCTACGGCTTCGGCTACGGCTACGGCTCGGGCTACGGCTTCGGCTCGGGCTCCGGCTCCGGCGAAGGCTCGGGCTACGGCGAAGGCTCGGGCTCCGGCTACGGCGAAGGCTCGGGCTACGGCGAAGGCTCGGGCTCCGGCTGCGGAGATTCAACGGGTAGGGGGTAGGCGATGGCAACTGTCAACGATTCTAAAGGCTCCGGCTCGGGCTACGGCTACGGCGAAGGCTCGGGCTACGGCGAAGGCTCGGGCTCCGGCTGCGGAGATTCAACGGGTAGGGGGTAGGCGATGGCAACTGTCAACGATTCTAAAGGCTCCGGCTCGGCTTCGGCTTCGGCTCCGGCTACGGCGAAGGCTCGGGCTCCGGCTACGGCAATTCAACGGGTAGGGGGTAGGCGATGGCAACTGTCAACGATTCTAAAGGCTCGGGCTACGGCTTCGGCTTCGGCTCCGGCTACGGCGAAGGCTCGGGCTCCGGCTACGGCGAAGGCTCGGGCTACGGCGAAGGCTCGGGCTCCGGCTCGGGCTCCGGCTGCGGAGATTCAACGGGTAGGGGGTAGGCGATGGCAACTGTCAACGATTCTAAAGGCTCCGGCTCGGGCTACGGCTTCGGCTCGGGCTACGGCTTCGGCTCCGGCTCGGGCTACGGCTTCGGCTCGGGCTACGGCTTCGGCTCGGGCTACGGCTTCGGCGAAGGCTCGGGCTACGGCGAAGGCTCGGGCTCCGGCGAAGGCTCGGGCTCCGGCTCGGGCTCCGGCTGCGGAGATTCAACGGGTAGGGGGTAGGCGATGGCAA